AATTGTTCTCCCAAGTAAAGAATTGTTCCGTCATTTGTCTCAACAAATACTTTCATATCAGTATTTTGAGCAAGTAATTTAATTTGGTTTCTAGTTGATTGTTGTAATTTCAAGAACACTAAGTTAAGTGTTTGTTGATATACAACTGTTCCATTCTCCAAACTTGCCGCAATAGTTTCAACAAAATTAGAAGTATTCTTTTCAACTTGGAATGAATATACAGTTCCACCAGTAGCACCTACTGTTAAGATTTCTTGATTAGCATCTTCAGTTGTTCCTGTAACGCATCCCGCTACAATATACACACTTTTAATACCACCAACAGAATCTCTACAGCCTTTACATACTGAACTGTTTACATAACACGATGAAAAACTCATAATTTTTGTTTTTTTTTTTAATTAGTTTATTACGATAAGCCGTTAGTGATTACAAAGTTAGGCCATGCAATTTGCACACCTAAAGAGAAGTTAGAACGTAATCTTACTTCGTCAAAATCAACTGAATAAAACATCTTTAATGTTTCTGAGTCGCTCATAAGATTAACCCCTAAAACCATATAACCAGCAGGAGCTAACATTAATAAGTTAGAACCATTAAGACCTCCAACTGGATGAACCAAGATGTTAGTTGCTGGATGGAATGTCTTGAAGTCCTCGTAAGAAGATTCAGGATTGTAGTGATAGTAATTAGCTGTTCTGTAGTTAATTAAGTATTTTCTGTAGTTTGAGTGAGACATAAATACAACTAAGTCAGTTCTATTTACGATGTCATCAGGAATAGCCTCTACTAAATTATCAACTTGTGCTAATGCAGTTGTTGAAGCTAAAGCAGTTTGACCTGTTACAACAATACCACCTGTTACAGTTGTATTACCTGTTCCTAATTGAGCTACTAACTCCTTAAATCCTGAGAAACAAGTAGTAGCAGATGATGCTTGCCACTGTAAGTTTTCACAATATTGTGAGATTTGTTGAGTTTTTAAGATTGAGATTTGCTCCTCAAAAGGAACTGTCTCATTATAAGAACCTGGTTGTAATAATTGTCCAACCCAATAATCATTTAAGTCACGTGGACATAAACTCTCATTCACCTTGTATTGACAAGTTGTAATGTCTCTTTGTGTATAGATAGTCGTACCTGACGAATCCCATCCACAAGTTCCTTCTTGAACGTATAAGTTCGAGTTCAATAAGTTGATTGCTTGTGAACCAACCACACCTGCTTGAACCTTGATAATCTTAGAAGTTTCGCCTTCCAAGATTGCTCTCCTAATTAATTCACCACCCACTTCATCTGTATAAGTTGCTAAACCAGATAAGTTAAATGAAAAATCATATTTTTTGTTTGCCATAATAATTTTTATTATTTTTTTATTTTTATTGTTTATTTTTTGTATGAGTTTCGTCTCACACTAACCAATTGCGATATGTAATCGTTTTTTGATTCGTTTAATGCTGACAACATATTCTTTGCCATTTGTACTGGTTCACCTGCTGGTTCTTTTGAGAACTTAGAAACTTTCGCTTTCATATCCTCATAACCAGTAGTTAAATCTTCCATACATTTAGTTAAGAATGCCATTTTTTCCATCATATCTTTCTTGAATGTTTCGTCAGTAATGTCATTACCTACTGATAAATCAGGGGTCATTCCCATTTCTTCCATTTCTGGTTCTTTCATTTCTACATTCATTCTTTCAACGATTTTACCATCTTTGGTAATTATTCTAATCATCACCTCATTACCTTCGGTGTCTTTTAATGATAATTCGTGTTCACCATCTGGTGCTTTTACTTCATTACCATCTGCGTCTACTACCATAACATCCTCACCAACATCAAATGTAGGGGATTTTACAATAGTACCGTCTTTAAGCGTTGCTTCTACGAAGCTTTCTTTTTTTTCCATATCGTATTTGATTTCTTTGACCTTTCCGTCTTCGATTTTTATCTTGGTAGTATCTTCTAATTCATACTCACCATCTATTGCCGGCAACTGTCCGTTTTCCGTCATCATATAAATAGGCTCACCGATTGCCAATTCAGATTCAGATACTAGTTCAGCACCAGTTTCAGCGATTTTATAAGAATTAAACTTATACAATCCAAGTATTTTATTTATTTTTTTAATAGCGTCTTGGTAGTTCATTCTACTTCTTTTAATATTTGTTTTATTTCTTCAAGTAAGTCATTATTGATTGAACTAAACTTAGCTCTTTCTAAAAAATAACCTTGTACTGAAAATCCTTTTAATTTACCATCTTTAACTTTAGACCAAGTAGCATCATCATTAACTTTGATACTAATCATCCAAGTTCCCTTAGGATAATCCATTCCAAATACTTGTTGTTTGTCTTTTTGTGAATCTTCTATAATCCAACTCTCAACCACATCAACATTATTTAAGAACTTTCTACTATGTTCAATATTAGTTTTATTTAGTAATTTTTCCATCATAAACTTTTGTTGAAGTTTTTTAATGGTTTCTGAGGTGAAATAAACATAATAAATATCACCAGTAATTTCATTTCTACGGATAATCATCTTATCAGGAATCATAGCTGGTCCAACTACTATTCTTTGTTCGGCATTAAATACAGAAAAAGTCATTTCATCTTCTATTTTGATTGGTGTATTATCGTAATTACATTTATTACAAATGTAAGGATTATTACCACCTTGTTCATAGTCCCATTTCCACCCACACTTATCACATACTATAACACCTTTAATGTCTGCCATTTTTTCATACTTGTTGATAGTACTTTCTACCCAAGATAAAGCCTCAACTCCACCCCAAGCATCCATAGCTAATTTACCGCAAGAACCTTCATACGATTTACTTGATTCTAAATCTACTTTGTGTCTTGTGATATAGGCTTTCATTCGTTTTACTGTCTCGATTGAGATTGGTTTTCCTTGAGCTAATTGTTGAGCTCTTACTTTACCAACTTGTGTCATACAATCATTTGGATTACCGGTTCTTTCAATATAATCTAATGCTGATTGAGCATTCTTACGGATAAGTTCAGGATAATCTGTATAAGAAGCATATTCACCAATTACATATTCACCATCTTCACTCATCTCTTCTTTAATTGGAACACAATTAGGAACTTCTCTACCATTATCACCAATCTTAGTTCCAATAGGTTCATATCCTTCCCAACAAGCATCTTCTAAACCTGCCATCTCGACTGGATGTTTCTCACACGGCATATAAAGAGTTTTATCACCATAAGTATGAGGGTGTGAACCCTTACATCCAATTGCTAGTGCCATCGTTTCTGCGTCTTCTTTACTCTCAAATAAAGGTAATGAAGCAAGTACAGGTTTTAATTCAACATCTTCTGTTACTTGGTCTACATAAGGAGATAAACCACTAACATCGGGGTTAGTAGCAGAAAATCCTGTTCTAGGAGCATAACCTGCTTCTTGTGCTGATGTTGTTAAAGTATTAGGGCCTGGTACATCGTTTTCATCAATAACACCTTTTCTAACAGAACCTTTATTGATAATGGTTGTATCCAATTTATAAACTAATTGTACGAACCTATGACGACAATTATAAGAACCTCTCCACTCGAATATAGAATAACCATCTGGTCCAACAGGATTAACATTTCTTGTAGACATCTCTTGAATATCTTCAATTCTAAATACACGATTGGCTCTCATCATTTCAGCACAGAATGTTCTATTCTTTTTGTCCTGAGGCCCAACATATTTGTATCTATATTTTACTTCATTTGTGTCTTGTGCTGATGGAGCATTTGGGTCGGCTAATATTGCGAACTCTTCTTTACCAAGTTCTTTAACTTGAGATATTGTAAAACCCTCTTTTTCTAATAGTCCTTGAGGTTCTCCGTAAGCGTGAAACATTTGTATTACCTGTGGAATCTCTTCATCGGATAATACATAATGAGTTGGTTTTTCATCATTAGAAAAATACTCAAATGATGCTTCGTGAGCTGGCATTTCAACTAACGCAATTCCGTCAAGTCCTGCTTCGTTGTCTCCGTCTTCAATAATTAATTCAATTATTCTTGGGTTCATTATCAATAAATATCAATTTTTATTAAAAAGTAAAAATTAAATGGTAGAACGCATTTTAATAGTTCTATCCATCATCTGTTGGTTAGTCATATCAGATGAAACGACATAGGTTTTAATTGGTTGTTGTTGTGCGAATATAGCATCAGTTAATGATGTCATCGCTGATGATTGAGCGAACTCACTAGAACTAACTCCACCTGAGGCGAATTGTCTACCACCACCAATTTGATTTATCGTTGATAATAAAGGCATAAACATTTTTGTAGATGCTGCGTTTATTACAGATTCACCATTAGATAATAATGCTGGTATGGAATCACTTGTTGATGTTCCACCACCACTTACATAACCACCCATAGCTAATCCTCTTGGCTTACTAACTGATGGACCAGAAGGTACTGATGTAGCTGCTGTTGATTCAGGAACTTTAACTGAAACAATATCACTTACTGCCTTAAAACCAACTAACCCTGTTGCGATTGCTTGAGCGATGGCATAACCTGGTATTGGAACACCAGAGAACGCTTTTAATTGACCGGCAATAGCAGAGTAGGTATTGATTAAAGATGCTGCCACAGCTAATGCTTTACCCGTCTTTGTATTCTTACCGATAATATCAGCAACAGCATTTATCGCATTAGCACTAGCATTTAGAAATGCCAGTTCTGCTTCTGTCTTTGCCTTTTGTATTTGTACCTGAGCATCAGCATTTGCTTTAACATCGGCAGTTTGTTTTTCTTGTAATACTTTTTTCTGTTCGTCAGTTAAACCAATTATTGCTAATTGTTCTTCATAAAACTTTTTCTCTTGTTCTATTTTATCATCAAGTATTTGTTGCTGTAATTCGTAGTCACCAGCAGCGGCAGACATTTTGTCTTGATATAACTTATCTGATGCCTTTTTTGTATCTTCACCCTTTTTAAGTAATGCCGCATTATCACTCTCAAGACGTTTCTTATTCTCAGCAATTACTGCTGTGGTTAAGTTCTGTTCTTCTATAGCAATAGATTTTAACCTAATCTTTTCTTCTACAGTTAAATCACCCTTCTTATTTAATAATTCAATTTCTTTATCTAACGCTTCTTTTTGAGCCTGATATATTTCATCTTGAGTTTTTCTTGCTTCTTTGGAGTTCTCCCCATAGATTACTTTTTGTTCTGTAAGATTAGCATTTAACTGGTCTAATTGTAATTTACTATTCGATTGAAGTAATTTAAGTGAATCTTCATAATCCTTTTGTCTTTTAGCCTTATCTTCAAGTATTGCTTCTTCTACCTTTTGTTGATATTGTTTTCTTAATAATAACTTTTGAGCCTCACTTAATTTTTGACCCTCTATTTCAGCTTCGTATTTCTGTTTGTATAATGATTGTAATTTCTCTCTTGAGGTATTTTCCTTCTTTACTTCTAACTCAATTTTAGCATCTAAATCAGCTTTAATTCTTGTTAGTTCTTCTTCTCTTATTTTCTTTCTGGCTTCAGCATTCTCTTTTTCCTTTTTGGTCATATCAGAAGCACCTTTATCGAACGCTGCTGCTGTTGCTGTATATGTTTTACCAAAGTCCATTACAGCTGATTTAGCGTCATCGTAAGCACCCTTAAAATCACCACTAAATAATTTGGCTATTGAACTACCAACTTTACCTATAGATTGTAATAATGTTGATAAACCAGAATAAACTACTTTAATCGCACTAGTCAATAAAGGCATAGCCTTTACAGCTAAATCCACTAACACATTAAATACAGGTTCTAAGGCAGAAAATATACCACCAAGAATCTGTTGGAATCCATTTAATACTGGTTCTAATTTTTTTAATGCTTTTTCATTATCAGAGAATGCACTTACTAATCCTCCTATTAAAGCAACAACTAAACCTATACCAGTTGCTTTTAAGGCAAGACCAAACTTATTAGTTGAAGATGTAATTGTATCAAGTCCCCTACCAAGCATTCCTAATGGGCCTGGAGCTGATGCTAATGTATCAACAAGGTCTTGAGATTGTGTGGTGGCTCCTTTGGTCTTATCTTTAATATCCGCCATTCTTTGGGATATTTTATTATAGTCCGCACTACCAGCAACAAGTTCTTTTTGGACTTGTTTCAATTCCCTTAACGTCTTGAGTGTGTCTCCACCTTCAAGTGCTGCCTTTACCCTTACATTTAATTCGACTGTTTTTGCCATTTCTTATTTAATTTTTCTTTGCCATTTCACATATCTCAGGTAATACCTTGAGTACATTCTGTAATTTTACAAACTTTAATTTGTCTAACATATCTATTGATAATAACCTTCTAAACTTTTCTATTGGTTCTTCTTGTAATAACAATTCAAGTTCAATAAGTTCCTCTTTAGTATAAATATTTTTTTTCATATTTGTGTATATGTTATTATTTTAGTAAAAGTTTCTTCCTAATGATGTTTGGAATGTGTTTATAATAGTATCAAAAGTTGTAACTTGAGCTGGTGTTAAATACTTTGTTATGAAGAAACTTTGTATCCTTCCTGTAAAAGGATTATATGGAGCGTTATTTAGATTAAGTGTAAATAAATAGTATTTTAAGTTTACTAATGCTACTGTTCCAACAGCGGCTGTAGCTGTAGAACTAACACCATTTTTTGCTATGTTCTTTAAGTTTGATGAACTAAATGTTCCTATCCAAGAACCTTGAGCGGTGGTTGGTGTAATCATACCAACGTAACTATTAGTATATCCATATATGGTCATATTATTACCTCCAACAAAATAGTGATTATTAAGACGAACACCACCAGCGGTGCTTGCTGCTCCAAATGAATAGTTTTCACCACCCATATTACCTGCGGTATGATATATTCCCCACGATGTATTTGTTGGTGATGCTTCTACACTTGGATTGTAGTTTGTATTTCCATAACCATTACTATTATTAGTTACACCCGAAGTATTAAATGTTAAGTTAGCAACATTACTCCAAGTAATATCAAATTGACTCTTTGTTCTTATAGCGTTTAATGCTGTTGATGCTGCTGTTTGACCAACCATTAGATATAAAACATCAATATCATTATACAAACTATTTGATTTTAATTGAGTAAATAATGTATTCGTTGCTGCTGATATTGTAGCATTTAATGTTCCACCAGTAGATAATACTGCCGCTAAATAAGCCGCAGCATCAGCATCAAATGGTGGAGCTGGAGTAGCAGTTGGAGTAGGGGTCTGAGTAGTTGTTGTTGTAGGAGTATTAGTTGCTGTTATTGTTGGGGTAGGTGTTACTGTTGGCGTCTGCGTTGGAGTAGGACTTGGTAATCCACTTATATTAATATCAATATAATTAGAACATATACCAATAGATTCTACTCTTATTGTTTGTGTTCCATCAGGGACTATTGTACTTGTATAACCGGCAACTAAAGAACTCTTTGGAACACCTGTCTCAAATGGCACAATATATCCATCAAGGTCTGAGTATAAGTCAAATGGCCCTGTTCCTGCTCCTGCTGTTGTTAAAGTTATAGTTACATTCATATTTTTAATTTATTAACAATTTGATAAAACCCTACAATTAGCATTACTATCACCTGGAAAAGGTGGATTCCAACCAGCAAATCCTGATGGTCCTGAACCTAAATATTCATCTATAAAATATCTTGGAGCACTTGAACCACTACCGGTGCAATAATATCTTCCCACATTTAATACTGTATTAGAACTTAAATATTTATTAGATTGTGTTTGAGTACAACCAGCACTAGGTGTATTACTAGTGTGGATACTATATCTGTAATTATACAAAGGTGCGTTTGATGGTGTATTGGTTGGGGTTTGCGTATTCGTTGGAGTTAATGATATTGTTGGTGTATTACTTGGTGTTTGAGTATTTGTTGGAGTATTGGTTGGGGTTTGCGTTAATGTAGGTGTAGGAGTAGGTGAAATTGGAATATTATTATTTAAGTTAGACGCTCCTCTAATATTAGTAGCATCTAATCTTATATTTGGTACGTTAGTCCAAGTAATACCATCATTAGAAATCATAGCTGATTGAGCGTTTATATTATTAGCCGCTTCACCTGTTGCTAAAAATACAGTTCCATTCCAAGATAAATTATTAATTGTCATTCCAGTACAAGTAACTCCTGTCCAACTTAACCCATCATAAGAATATGCCAATCTTTTAGTTGTATCAGCATTACTTCCACCAGCAACCCATATATTACCATTATTTATAATAGCATTACAAGGTGTGGCAATTATTGAAGTTGAACTTGGTACTGCTGTCCAAGTTGTAGCATTAGTTGAATATGCCATAGTAACAGTTCCACTACCACCAGCAATTGTTTTACCACCAAATGAATCTAATGTATAAATAGCAAATAAATTAGTAATAAGTGTTCCTCCTGTCCAAGTAATACCATCAACTGATGACTTAATATCAGAACTACCATTTCCACCAATAATCCATCTTGTACCATCATAAGTTAATCCTCTAATAAATCCAAGTATATTATTAAGTCCTGTCCAGTTTATACCATCGTAAGAATAAGATAAAGTAGGATTAACATTACTATTTGACCCAGCAATAAACATATTATTTTCATATCTAACAACCCATCCACTTGATAATGCTGTTGTTCCAATACCAGTCCAATTTATACCATTATAAGAATAAGCAATACCGTTAGTTCCATTTCCAACGGCAACCCAAACATTACCATTATAAGCAACATCATTTCCAGATGAACTAAATATTGATGTACCTAATTGATTCCAAGTTAAACCTGATATACTTCTAGAATATGCTAATGACGATGGTGTTGATGCGCTTGATGTTATTTCAGAACCATAAACCCACATTACAGGTAATAATGTTTCAGTAGGTGTAACTGTTGGAGTAGGAGTATTGGTTGGTGTCTGAGTATTCGTAGTTGTAGTAGTAGGTGTATTTGTTTGTGTATTAGTCGGTGTATTTGTTGGCGTCTCTGTTGGCGTCTGTGTTGGAGTAGCAGTTAAAGTTGTTGTAGGCGTATTAGTTGGTGTCTGCGTTGGAGTATTGGTTGGTGTCTCAGTTGGAGTAGAAGTATTTGTAGGTGTCTGAGTAGGGGTTGGTGGAACAGCAACATATACAGCATTACCTGCCAAGCTACAATCTGTTGTTGTACTTGGGGTAGGAGTTTGCGTGTTAGTCGGTGTCGTTGTTGTTGTTGGCGTATTGGTTGGTGTAGTAGTATTGGTTGGCGTATTTGTAGTTGTAGGTGTCTGTGTTGTTGTTGGTGTATTAGTAGGTGTCTCAGTCATCGTAGGTGTCTGAGTAGTAGTAGGAGTAATGGTAGGAGTAGTAGTAACGGTTGGAGTTACTGTTGATGTCTGTGTTGGTGTAGGGGTATGTGTTGGCGTAGCTGTAATCGTCGGACATAATGTTGATGTCGGCGTATTTGTTAAAGTAATCGTTGGTGTATTACTCGGTGTTTGTGTAACACTAAATCTACTTCTTATTGTCATATTATCCTGGATTACAAGCTCCCGAGTTTATTACCACTAAATCACATTCATAAGCTAATGAATCAGTACAAGCACATATTGATGTATCATCTCCTGGTGCTACAGTTATTGTTGTGTATGATGAACTACCACAAGCAATATAACTTATTTCACAACCAGTTGTTTCTGATGGATTAAAAATATCATAAGTCCTACAAACAACACACGGATTAGGTGTCGCTGTTGGTGTAGGGGTTGGCGGTGGAGGCGAACATAACCCTTGTTGATTTACAATTAAATTACCTTCATAAGCTAATGAACCAGCACAAGCACAAATATCAATATCATTTCCTCCTGCGACATTTATTGTAATTGGATTGATTGAACCACAAGGAACATAACTTAATTCTTGTGAACCCTCCTCATTTGGATTATAGACCCCATACAAGATACAATTTACACAAGGGTAGGTAGTTGGTGTCGGAGTGGGTGTCGGTGTCCTTGTAGGGGTTCCTGTTGGTGTTACGGATTGTGTAGATGTAACACTTGGAGTTGGAGTGGGACTAACTCCAATACAACTAGTACCTGATGATGTATTTGTTGGTGTATAGGTTGGGGTATTACTTGGTGTGGATGTGAAACTTGGAGTAGGAGTTTGCGTGTATCTCATATCTATAAATATCTAATTTATCAAAAACATTAGTAAGTTATTATGGTTACATATAAATTACCTGATGCTGGTAAATATGGAGAACAATTTAATGTATATGTTACGTTCACACTTGGATTAGGAATATTCAATCTTCCATAAGTATCATCACCAAATGATGTTCCCGCAACTATAGCAATATCATTTATACTACCTTGATTATTTTGATAAACAAATGATGCTGTAATATCTATATTATCTGAATAGAAATAAACAATTCCATTACCAAAATTATTTGTGTTTAATAATACATTACTTGTTGATGATTGAACTAACTCTAAGTTAGGGTCAGTTACATTTGGATTATACTCGCCAAGGTCTTTACTGAAATACCAATTCAATACATTAGGAGGGACTGGTGTTGGAGTAGGAGTCGGTAATGGTGTAACATTACAACCTTCAACTTCTATCTGTGGACAGAAGATAAACGATGAACCTCTAAAGGTTTTATAACAACCACATACGGTTATTGTTGAACCACTAGCAACTGAATATGATGATGTAACTCCCGAACAATCTACATAAGTAAATGATTGTCTTGTTGTTCCGGTATTGGTTACACTAATAGTATTACATTCACATTCTGTTGAACCGGTAAAGTCATTATAAACATCTAACTTAAAGTTCTGTATTGATTCATTACAATCATCGAATATAGCATAATTCCAATTTACATAATAGTCAAATGGTGCTAGTGGTGTTCTATCTATTGAATCAACAGTAATGTCTGTATCAAAATATACTTTTTCATAAACAACATCGGGATTATACTCTGCTCTTACAACCTTAAATCTGGTTACAACTCTTTCAGGATAAAACTCTGTTATAATATCAACATACTTACCCTCAAATGCGAACCACAAATAATTTAAGTCCGTATGGGAATGAATAACATTACAATTATCATCACAACTAATTAGGTCATAAAATAATACTGGTGTCATCTCATAATCTCTTGTGAGTTTAACCAACTCAACATCACACATACTTGCGTCCATTAAAGATAAATTACTTATCTTATTAATTCTAAACTTGGCATTCTTAATAAAGATTGTCTCGTTGAAATATAATTGTGATACTTCCCAAGGCGTTAAATACATTTTACAAGAATAAATCTTATTCTCTTCTGATGTTAAATCCTCAATATAATCACGATAATATCTGTCGTATTGTGAATCAACTTCAGGATAAACTAATTCTGTTTCCAAGAACTTTTCATCTTGATTATAAATTGTATAATGAGAAAAACCTGAGACAGCAAATGGATATGTTGTTAAACGATTTATATTGGGTAATGTCCCCAATCCAACTAAACCAAATGTATTAACCTCTTGTGATGAACCATTATATCTATAAAAAATAACATCAGTTCCGGTATTACCCGTTGGAATTGGAACACCAGCGAATGCTAATCTTGGTAATGAACGAAATGCTCTATACTCAAAGTTAGATATACCATTTTTGTTTATTTCTTTTGATACAAAATAACAAGGTAATGCTAATTCATATTCTCCTGGTGTAGATAAATAATAATCCGTATTCTGTCCTAGTGATGGAGTAATATTTATAAACTCATTCTTAAAATCGATTGATAAATCTACAATCTTTTGACCGAATATTTTATTAGTTTTATTATTATATTCACTATTAACAAAATCTTTATCTTGCTTGTTGGCTAAGAATACACTACCATTTATAATACTTGTGGTAGGGGTTAATGTTTGTAGGCTATTAAAATCTACCTTTGATGTCCAATCCAATAAATCTCCCTTACCTATGTAATTTACCATAGGTTCAATTATAAGTGTATTAGTTTTCGTTGGGTGTTCCACAACAACCAAATTAAACATCTTATTAATGTCTTGGATATATTGTATTTGTTTATAATCACAAGGCATCTCTTTATTAAGTTCTACAACTTTTGGAATAATAATAGGAGAATTGACTATACTAAAATCAACTGAATTGACGGTAAATCCGGGAAACGCTGCTGTTGTATCCTTAAATCCTATGAAGAATAATGTCTCACCATTTTCAGTATCATTAAGAATCTCTTCTAAAGTAAATGTTGTTGTGTTTAATGTAGTTGAAATAGCCAAAGGATTAGAGTAGACATTAAAAACTCTTTTCCTTTCACCTTGTAATGTCGTACCTGATAATGTATTAACCCACTGATATAGAACAATTTCACCAATTTTAACTCTTGATGGGCCTCCATAACCTAATTGAGTTGTAGCGCATACAACATTTAATTTAAGTTCATAATTTTGAGTTATTGAAAAAGGTAGGCTAAACATATAATCTGTAAAACCACTAATCTTTGAGGCATTTAATGGAAACTCATTTAAGTCAATAGGGTTAAAATCCATATTTTCTTTAATGATTTCTCGTGTCTTAAATATTGGTTGACTTAATGTTACTGGTGAGCCAAGTGCTTCGTATAAAACTGGTGTTGTAATTGAACCACCTGTTATACCTGATAGATTAATAAATTGATAATCATATTCTTTTGCAGCAAACATATATGGATTATCAGCATTTAATGATAATGGCATATAATATCTATTCATATAATCCCCATCAAAGAACTCTGATTGAATATTATAACCAGCTTGATTAACAATTAGTTCATATAACTTTGTTGCTCTTACTGATGGTATTAAATAATCAGGAGTTACTGGATTTTTATAATAATCAAAAAATCCTGGTGTTCCTGAGAACTCTAATATCGGTGTTGCTAATGTATCAATATCTTGTATTGTTCCAAAAGTTGTTCCGGTATAATCATAACCCCTTTGTCCCAAAATATATTTAACCTCTCCACGTGAAACAGGATTATTCCAACCTGGTGTATATGTGTCAAGAAAATCTAAGTATGGTTGTGGTTGTTCTAATAGAACATCAATAGGTAATAACGATGGGTCATTAAATATTTGTGATGTAACATCTGTATTATACAAACTATGGTTTAATGATGTTGTATCTGTAAGACATAATCCCTTATCACCAATATTGGCAGCTAAATCTCCAATAGCAGAATAGAACGTTACAGAATAGATTTTTTCTGTTTGGTTTATACCCACAGAGTTCATTCTCACATATCCATTATACAACTCATAACCATTATAAATTAAGTCAGCCTCGAACTTACGTTTGGGGTTCCAATCCAACGCAACAGCATTTATATCAAAGAAATAATTAAAGATGTAATTATTATTCTTTGAGCCAGGAACCTTAAACTCTTTTGTGTATGCTGAGTTCTTTTTTGTTATATCTTGTATCTCTGCGAAAGATACTTGAATTGTAACATCATCATCACCATAGAGTTCGATATACTCCTGTTTTCCATTTACATAAGTTCTAAGTTGTAACCCCATAATTAACCTTGTGTTCTAAATCTCTTAACATTACCATAAGATAATGTGAATGTATATTGAAATATCTTTTGATATTGTTGTTCATAAACCTCAAAATCAGTATCATTAATAACTACCGGTATTAAGTGTTGATATAAATAAATTGGATTACGACAATCAAGACAATCTAAATCTTTAATTATTGTTCCCTCTATTACATAAACCTCAGGGGACATAAATAATTCTTGAACAATCTCCGTATCGTTTTCATCCATAAACCAACTAGCACATTTAATTTGGTAGTCAGCAATTTGTTCATATACCGTCTGTCCTCTTTGATTAGAACCTCTAGCGTAGAATTGTTTATTCAACGATGCTTCTTGTTGATATTTCTTTCTTTCTAAATTGATAGTTTTAGTCGATTTCTTACCAAAAGTATAGGTGTCCCACATTCCCCTACCATTTAAGAATAATAAGTGAATAGGGTTGTTTATACAATCTTGTGGTTGAATATAATATTCTATAACCTCAGTCGTTGCTGAGTTCATATTTAATCTATTTGCTTTACTTGTATTATAAGATGTTCCATAGAAACATACCTTTTGTGAATCTGTTGGTATTGCGTTTAATGTATTACCAGATGTTATGTTATATGGTAAATAAAAGTTCAACATCTTAAATTGTGAGTTGATAGGTTCGTTCGATTGTGGTTGTGCTAATGTTGTTCTGTTGATAGATTCAGCAGAATAGGTATAAGGGTCTCCCCAATTCTTAGCACTTCTAATACCAATAGAATAAATGTCATTTGTGAAATATTCATTTCTTCCATTTAAGAACGATACAATCATAGGACAATCCACATGATGCATTCTTCTTCTAATCTTTTGATTTACATAACCCGGTTGTGATATTGTTTGGTATATTGTTCCACCAGCGTTTAAGAACTCCTTAGGCCCACAATCTACAACTGACCTGAACCCATTACATAAACCATTATCAGTTGGGGTAATTGGTTCTACTGGTCCTTCATTTTGTACTATTGAACCAGAACAAGCACAGAAAGAACTTGATGTTTGTGGGTTTAATGAAATGGATACTGTATTACCTGAAATACAATCTGTATAAGAATAACTTAAAGTATTCTCGGGGTCTGTATTACTAACAGTATAACTATGACATTCACAAGCATCGTTTCTTTGATATACGTGTCTAAATAAATCATAGTAATACCACGACTGATTATCTACTTGGAAAAAGTTAGCTGAACCAGTATAACCACTACCTAATGTAGCTGCTGCTAAATATGGTTCAGGAACTAATGTATTATCAACACCAGGAAATATTGTTATTGCTTGTGGTTGATATGTTCCTTCAGGGTCTATGTCTGTAATAATTGAACTACCTGATTCGTATTCACAACCAACGATTACTCTATATTTCTGTACTTGCCATAATAATTGTAGATTAGCATTCTCACTACCATTATCCCACAAGTTATATGCGTTCATACTTCTTGTCTCTTGTGCGTCTGATAATGTGATTACACTATTCTCATCAGCAACGGGGTTTAAGTATGGATATGTTGTTCCACTAAATCTTGGATTGGCTAATAGTAATGTTCTTACTATTTCCCCCACATCCATAATGGCTTTATTGTATGTATTAGGTCTTACCTTTAATCTGGCTACTCTATGATTTTGATTAGGATTAGACCAATCAATCTCATCAGCTCTAAAGTATATGTCTACAATATACTTGAAGTTAGTTAGTGTTGCTCCTGATGATGAAAAGGTATAAACGTGTTCTCCATTACTTGGGGTAATGCTTAAAGGATATTGTTCTACATTTATTACTATACTCATTTTATTATCTTATTTGTTTTCTTCAACCACTTTCTCAAAGAAGTTGCTTATGTCTATTCCTAACGCTTGTATTGCTTCGTTCTCAAACTCTTTCTCGAATAGGACAAATGCCTCATCATAAAAGTTTGTTGGTTGAATACCAAATTGTTTTATACTACTACTAATAGCGAAGGCTAAACTCTTGGCATTAAACTTTTGGAACTTACCGGTCTTTTTATTTCTACTCTTATTAATCCCCTTAACTTTAATCCAATCTAATAATGGTTTAATTGGAACATACTTACCAGGTCTTCTACCATCATTTACATTTCTCCAATAATCTAACATCTTAATAATAACCTCATTTGTTGTGGGGTTAAATGAAACGTTAATACTATCGTATAGATTACCCGTTTTTGTTTTCATATTCCTAACACCAAATGACCTTTTATTCCCTTTATAACCAGGAGCGTAAGGATATGGTTTAGCTAATGATTGTTTTAATGCCTCCTCAAACATCTTGGATAAGCCAGCCATTACTTTATTATATTCGGTATAATCTATTTTTTCTGTCATTATTGTCCGCTATTATTATCACAAGGTGGGAATGTTGCGTATGGGGCATCACATCTATCAATAGCATCAGGAACTTTTAATCTAATCTTACCAGCCCAACCTGAAACGTAGTCATCAAATGATTCACTAAATGGTGTCATCTGAACCGGATAATCAATATCCAAATTACAATAACACTCCATACCTGTAGCATATCTTAATTGAGCAATAACATCTTTAAGAATATCTAATGTATCACTCCATACATCAATCTCGTTCTCAAAGTTCTTGGTGTTGAGAATATCCATAATCATAATGTTAAAGGTATAAACTGTCTGTCTACCATCAGTTGTGGCATCTTCTGGCATAACCCACATCAAAGGATAATATGGTGCGTAGTTCTGTTCTGTATTATCAATCTTTAATCTTTCTTCTGTATAATAGATTAATTGATTAACATCACCAATACCCCATCCTTGAAGTTGTTCGTGATATGTTTGTAGTTGTCTTAATAAATCAACTATCTTCTTAAAGTTATAATAACCTACGTTGTTTGCCATAATTATCTTCTATATCTTTGTTCTAATTTTTGTTGTTCTCTTTTTCTCATATCATTTACGTCCTTCATATATGACATATAGTTTAACACATATATTAGGGGGTATTGAGTTATTTCATCGACTTTGGTGATGTCTTCATTTGCGAGCGATATAAGAGTGCCGAACCAGCCCCAAAACTTGCTAAAACTATTAGCTTCACGAGTACCCAAGTCATCTTCACCATCATCTTCGTTCTGTTCCAAAAAGAGACCGTCGTATTTCCTTGTAATATTTTTTCTATACGCAAAAAAAAACTCGAACTTCCGTGTAAGTATTTTACTGGTAGTTTCTTGAACTCCTCGGCTTTGACATCTAATACTTTGGAATCATAAGGTAAATAATTTCCTTGTTCATCAACCTCACGATATAACATCGCCATCAATAAGTTCATTTGTCTTTTACGTTCTGCTTCTGTCTTTGTTAAGAAAGAATCAATATCAATAAACTCCCCGAACTTTAAGTTGGGTAAATCTAAGAACTTATACTTCTTATTATTAAACTCAAACTCATTTATAAACTTTGAGCTGTCTTTAATGAAATACTCTGATATTGTTT